TTTAAAACTATTCTATTTCAGAACAGTTGCAATTTCAGCCTGATTGAAATTGCTTTTCATGATTTCATCAACCAGTAACATCGCATTCTACATCATTGACAATTTAAACCATTGTTTATCCACTGTCTTGTCTAACTATATTTATTTTAGAACCATTTACAGTTATTGAACATTATTTTTAGTTTTATAGTTTTTTAATTCCACTGGTTTATTGTTTCCATTTTTATTGTTCATTTGAATCAATTTATTTATATTCAAATTGACATCTTATATTATTTAATGTTCTCCTTTCATATTCCTCTTTTTCCTTATGGCTTTCTGGATTCCAATCTTTTCTATCATTCCTATTGTGGATTGATTTCTCATTGATTCTTCTGTCTTGTAATTTATCTTTAAACGTGGTTCGAACCATCCATTACCATATGTTTGTTGTCTCATCAAACTACAAATAATATCGTATGGTTATATCTATTTTCCTTTTAAATCGTAAATCTCTTTGTAACTTTTATCTTCTTAAGTTTGCAATGTCATTTTTACTTACATTTTTCTATGCATTAACATCATTATCCTGGCTATTATGCTTTTACCAGTCATGCGTCTTTGTAACATAATCCAGTCTTGATAATAATCGTTATCTTGTAATCTTTCTATCTGCATTTCTTCCATCCATGATGTAGATTCTTTATTCCATGGTTTTTTGAACATAATTGATGATAGCTATCTACCTACTTATCCATAACATATATTGTATTATAGATTATACGTCTATCTTAGAAAATCTGTTTCTTCTCCACCAGGACATGTCACTTTGTTTTTTTGTTTACTAACTATCAATCCATTCTTAAGAAAATTGTCCATAAACATTATTGAATTTATGAAGCTAGTAGTATTGACATGAGCATCGTCCCCAGCTACAACATCTCCATAAATTATTTCTTCCTATATTTTAGTTTTGAATGTCTTTATATAATATAGATTCGCTAATGATCCCATTATTGATGTTATTTTCAATCCTGACATCAGTCCTTTTGTTATTTGCCAACTCTCTTTGTTGTACTACATAAATTATTTGTTATATATTTGTTCTTATATCCAGATTCTTTGATTGCTATCCACTTATCTTTGTTCCAGTATCAACATTGTTGTTAAATTTACCATCCACATATCTATTGTATGGTCGAACTTGCTCTAATCTATAGGGACATAAAACATTTTGTTGGTGTTGATTAATATCTATTTTTACCAATTTATTCTACTCTTGTTTGATAGTAAAGGAAATATTGTTTACACTAAATAGCTTTATGTATTGATGTCTATAAGCATTTTAAATAATGTATATACATAATTGTAAAATATGTATTGTGCCATATCTGTGTTGACTATCTACCTGACTTTGACTTATTCCTATTTCTGGAACGCATAATAGATGAATCTGTCTTATGCTTCTTGTTTATTAAAATTCTTTCTACAATATTAAATCAACTCTTTTATTTGGTTATTTTCTATAAAATTCACTATCTCTTAAATGTCTACCATAATCATCATATATTGAGTTTTGCTTATTCCACTAAGTTTTGCAGATCCATCGCTCTTAAGATTACTCACAAAATTGGAGCTTAATTATTTCAGATCTATTTTCAGATTCTTATCGAATAGTTAATAAAAGAAATTATTATAGTGTTGCGGGTCCAAATCTATATATTGACTACCTACTAACTCTTTAAATTACTCTGCTGTATTTATCACACTATCTGTTATCTAATTCAATGTTATTGTCTTGTCCCCAGTCCATTCTTTAAGTTGTATTATGAATTCTTCGTCTGTCTTTTGGAATGTATATCCACTATCCATTTTGTAATCCGTTAACAAAGTCATTTATATATTATGTCCAGATAATCTTTAACTTTCTGAAATATTCTCCATTACTGTATCGTTACAGTGGTTCATTATATTTTGTGTCTGTTTATTCATTTTAGTTTCTGTCAATAGTAGTTATTTCAACCTTTAAACTATTCCTTATGCTGGATTTTACACATATATCGGTCGTTAAAATGTCGTCTCTATCATCATATTTGTTATTGTCCTATTTTTAATCTGCTGAACCTTGTAATTTAACGAAGATGTTAATAAAGCTATCCACAATTATTTCGTATCCATTTTTCTTTAAGGTTATTGTGCTTAAGGTGTCATAATATTCTGATTATCCTTATATTTAGGCAAATTTTTTTAGAGTTACTCCTGATGCTTCCAAAATTATGTTAGCTAATCTTCCACCAATATTGATAATATCATCTCGAAATTTGTCGAATTGTTTTATTAATTTTAAATCTGTTCTGTGATGATACACTGATTTGAAATGTTTTTTAGCATCAACAAGCTCTAATTCCATTATGTCAAATCTTTATTTTAATGCTTAATCTTATATTATTTCGATAACTTTAGCAATACATTATAATAAACCATCGATATCATACTCTACATGCTCGTTAGTCCCATCTTCAAACGCTGATTCATTGTCTTATTTATTTTGTTTGCTCTCTTAACTGACAAATTGTTTTAAAGTTTTCCATCTATCATCATTTGCTGTATCTATTATTATAGCAGTATGACTTCTTAATTGTAAGTCAGTCTCTGGTCTTCTGACCTAACAACGTATAATATCTCCT